GAATAACTATCTTTTCTAGGTTTATCCGGTCCAGACTTACGTTTAAGATTTGCAGGAAGATCAAAGTTTTGCATACCTTGAGCAGATGTTGTTATTTGTATAAGAGCGCATTCTGTTTTAGTTAACATTATCATATCAGTTAAATGCTCTACAAAATCAATCATCTTCGCTTCTTCATTTTCTTTTTCAGTATCTAAAGCGTTAGAGAATTTTAAATCTGTAATACCAATGCGCTTTTTAGTTTGACTCCTAAAATTATCATCGATAGCTCTACTAGCAAAATATGTACGACGATGATCAAAATTCGCTTGTAACATTTCATTCGCTAATCTTATCCAACCTGAAGTTGGTTTTCTTAAGAAAACGTATTTATAATCTGATCTATTATATTCGGTTTTTGCAGAATATAAATTTTGAGCATATTCTTCGGGTCTTTCAAATTCTGTAACCATTGATTTCAAATTTATTTTAGCGTCTTTAAATAATTCACTTTCATTGCATGAATTCATGAACTGAACGCCGCCATTATAGTCCATGCATATCCCTATAACATTAAAATTCTGCAATAGATATAAGAAATATTTAATATGATCTTTTAAAGAAGATCCAGAGAGAGCATAAGAATGAACTAAAGTATTAATTTGTTTTTCTTTGTCTATTTTTAGTACTTGAATAGCAAAATCATCTGATGATTCAGTTTCTGACCAAGAAGGGTCTACTGCCAATATATATTCATCTTCTGGATTACCAACTACCTCAACAGCAGGAAGCTCACCATCAGGAACGGTGCATAACGCCATTTTAGATATTTTAAAATATCCAGAACTATCATCACTAAACTGTGCGCCGAACTCTCGCAAAAACTGCGACTCACTCATTGTCGATTTTGCTTGATTAATTAAGTTTTGATCGTACAACTGAACTGGAGCGCAGTCATAAGAGAATTGCATAATGCACCGTTTAGTCTTTTCTTTATTTTTAGGATTAGATATTAGATTTTCATACTGCTCGTACAACTTATATAAGTATTCAAATTTAAAAGACGCTGAAGATAATGCTATTAATTTATTGTTAGGCCAGATATACCTATCTTCTTCAGTCATTTCTCCTTTATTAATCAATTGGGTTTCAAGATTATAAAGCTCTTCTCTTTGAGTTGGGTTTTGAACGACAGACAAGAACGGAATAATGACTTCATTATAAATACGCTCTGGCATCAATAAAAATTCATCAATAATAATACGATGAAAACGAAAACCACGAAGTTTTTCGCCATCACCTAATGGCAGCGCACGAATACGGCTTCTGCCGATCTCCATTACCCATTCATCATTAGACTTGGATATTTTTGTAATACATTGTTTTAAAAGATAAGCTTCAGGTTTGGCGGCAATATCTTCTATCTTTTTAAATATCATTTTCGACTGACGAAATGATCGAGATAATATACCAGTTTCAACTCCTTGATTTAATATAGCATCTAATACAGCATAAATACCTGTTGTGTAGCTTTTGCTCATGCCACGCGAATTGTGATGAACAATTCCATTACCAATATAACACTCTTCATTATCTACTGTTATATCTACAGAAACCATCTTGCAATTGTTAATTGATTTAATTTTAGAAAAAATAACATTTTCATTCTTAATGCTTTCAATTATATTTTTAGTTTTATCGCTTATTTGCAATAGTTTATCAAATTCATTTTGTGAAAAAGATTTACCCCAATTCCCTCTTTTACCAGTGACTTTTTCAAAAGACCCTTCTTTTTTTAAAATGAGACCTAAATCTGGAACTAAATTATTTTGATAATTTCTTTTAGAAGTTCTTTCTAAAATTTTATTTAAATTTTCTTTTTTATGACAGACGACGAAATCGATACTTTCTTGAAATTTTTTTAACGATTCATAATCATTTGCTACAATAAGATCATAATAAGGCTTTCCTTTATTTTCTCCTGATTTTCTTAAAAATGATTGAATGCCTAAATTATTTAATAGCATTTTAACTTGACGCAATAGTTGTAAAGAAGTGTTTTTTAAACCAACTTTATTATTAGTTTTACCAATTGAAGCGTATCCATCAGCATCAAATAAACCACCAATTAAAGCGCATAATTCATATTTTGAAGCTTGAAGAAGCTGATCGCATATAATTTTATCATTGGATTTTTTATTGATATCCCAATCTATAGATTCGAACCAATCTACTAATTTTCTATTAAAAATAGAATATTCATAAAAATTTAAATTCTCACTTCTTTGTCTGCTATAAAGATTGAAATCATTTTCTTTTATAAATCTCGAAATAGCATTCAAAATTTCTCCGTTTTCAGAACAAAAATGAAGCCCATCTTTATTTATCCAACCATCTCCTAATATATAACCCATCGTATAGAATAAATAAAGAGATCTTTTAATCGTTGATTTATCTGTTATATCTAAATCTCCCCATATTTCAGTAGACATTTTAATAGGCAAATTGTCACTTTCATTTAAATCTTCTATCAATTTGAATTTAAATTCTTGATTTTGATATGTTAAAACTTTATGACCTTTTTTAGCTTTAAACGAATCTCCAGAATTCAAAACTATTTCAAAACCCTCCTCTTCAGGATTTATACGTTTATTAGATACGTTATTTAGATTTTTTCTTGATCTAACTCTTTCTCCAATTTGAATATCTTTTATTTTCTTGAGGCCATGTTCAGTTAAAACATATTCATTTTCCTCTAAACACCATACTCCTAAAAAATAATCACTTTCCAACATGCCTTTAATAGCCATATGTTGAAAAGGAAATAATTTGACACCAGTTATTAAATCAGTAGCGAAAGTAGTATTATTACGAAGAAATTGATAAAACAATAACTTCGCTTCTCGTTCTTCTATGTATCCAGGTATCTGCGCTAACTCCTCATTGGAAATTAAACGCGATTTCCTTGGCACTTGGTTGCCTGTTTCCCAACTCATTGTCTAAAAAATATTGTATGTCTACCTGCCACACTGACTTACCATGATATAATAATTTAGGTATAATATCTAAAGATTTATTTCGGCTGCCAGTAAAAACGAACTGTATATGTCTTGGATATTTATGGCATAAAGAACGCATATTATGAAAAATGTATTCTAAATTTGTTTTTCTATTGTACTTACGTTGATTTATTAAGATGTCATTTATGCTACTCTCAATAACCACGAATAAATAACAATTTAATTCTACTGCCTTTACGACTTCTTTCTCAAATCTTTCTATTCCAGAAGCCATAGTACCTAGAAAATCAGATTCGCTTTTTCTATCAACGAATGTATTAGTGAAATATTTTTTATCAGCTATTAGATAATCTCCTACAAATATTTTTTCTATTTTAGACTTAGGAAATTCTAATGCGTCTTGTTCTCTAGTATCAATTAGTATCGGCAAATGAGATACATCTGTTTTCTTAAAAGCTTCTGGTAAATTTTTATTATATAAAGGCTCAATATTTAAAAGCTTACAAGCATTGGTATAAGAACTAAAATACTTCTTATAAATATTTAAACTCGGTAAATCAAGAGTTATCACTTCATTATGAAATGGTGCAAAATGATATTGTTTTTCATCTATCCTCTTCTTTAGCAATTCAATACATTTTGTTTTGACCGTATCTTCGTTAGATGCGGCTTCCCACTTCAGAAACTCTGTATAATCAAGAAACTCGGTTTCAAAATATTGTTTCTTATTTTTAAAAGGTATTTGCTGGCGATAATAAAGAGAGTTTCTTGGATAATACGTACAATAGTATTCCGCTTGATAAAGATTATGCTTTTTCAAATGGGCGTGAAAAGACTTATCGTTATTAAAAGATTCGCTACAGATTTTACACTGAATCATATAGCATCTTCTTTAGAAATTCCCAAAATTCTAGCTTTCCATGAAGACATGTTCTCTAAACGATCAGCTTCCTCTTTGATAGTGCGCTTTTGCATATCAGCAATTTGTATCATCATTTTACGTTCTTGTTCATCTTGGAAAAGCTCTACAAGATTAAGTATTGAAGCGTTCTTCTGATGCGTTTGCTCCACTCTCTTGGATCGTTCTCCGTTTAATTTTTGTATGCTCTTGTCTATACGCCCAGCGCACTGATTGTATTCTTCAGAGATCGTCTTAAGAACCTCAGTTAGACGCATTGTGAAGTCTTTCTGATCCTGCGTCTCGTTGAACATATCATTTATCTTATTCTTTTTAATATCAATCTGCCTCAGATTAATATAATCCATACAAACATTAATATATAAATTAATTTCATCAATAGTTAAGTCAGGCTTGTCCCAAACAGAACGCACGAATTCTGCTTCAAATAGTTCTTTATCGATAGAGCTATTATATGAGTCGTAATTGCCAACGAATCGAGGACTCGATAGATAAGTTAATAATTTTTCCATCCATTTCCTATGCTGCAAAGATAATTTTTCTTCAGAAATGTTTTGGGCGCACCATTTATTTGTTTTATTGATTACTGTTTTGATTGAGCGCGGAACAGAGTATTTATCGCCGACTCCAGACTCATTATCTACAAGATAATCAGGATATTTTTCTTTTATATATTTTTGAACAGCTCTGTATTCAGGTGTTATGAAAATATTAAGATGTTCAAGACCTGCAAATTTTTCATGAAATATTAATTCGGTTACTTGTCTAGGAGTTATTTTTGTCTTGATATTTTGATCAATAAATTCGCAATTTTCTTTTGACAGTATTTCTATTGTCTGTGTCGGCTTTGGTTTTTCTTGCTTTTTTACAAATCCAGTTGTTACTAGAAAATCTCTAACGAGTTTAGCCTCTTTAGCTCTGCCTGTTAAATCTTCACGATTATAAAGTAGATTAGCCAGAACAACATAATCTTGAGTTCCTTCGTTAATTTTCTTTAATATAAATGCTTTGTTTTCGTCTGTTAACATATTAAGATGAGAAGATGTCGTTTTCTTTTAATAATGCTTGAGCTTTGACATACAACATTTTTTTTAAATTTTTTATTTGTTTGTAACCAGCTTTTCTTCCTTTTTCACTCGTCTTGAATCTTAAGACTTGAGCCACTTGATCGTCGCTAAGATTATCTATAAAAAACATTTTATATATAAAGAAGTGTTTATCGCCTAAGTTAGTCTTCATTAGATTATGAAGTTTGCTTTCGGCGTTTTTATAATCATAGCTTATGCTTGATTCACAATTCATAAAATAATTTTTGTGATTCTCTAAACTAACAGTCATCTTAACATCATAAGCGGTTTTTTTTACTTTCTCCCATTTAGCATACAATGGACATTCATTACATTGTTTACCGCTGATAGTAAAACCACATGACATTTCTATTCCAGAATCACCTTCTTTATTTTGATTGAATGGACAAGACAAGCAAGGACGCGCAAAACTTGTATAATTATTGCGTATGATATTTCTAATTTGATTCGTGACTATACGATTTACCCAAGGTTCAATCGCTCGCGATTGATCCCATAGATGCCATTTCTTATATATATGAACTTTTATGATCTGTTCTATATCTTCAAAATCAAACCAAGTCATCGCTTTTAACTTCCATTTATTTCTTCGCTTTTTTATTACTTGATTCATAATCTCATCCATGTCTTCAAATTTTTTCTTTTTATTATTCATCTATATCTTGTATTGGGCGCGAACTACACTCCTTCAACGACTGACTCAAAAACTCTTCTTTACTGAGTTTTCTATAATTGGAATTTGGTCTTGAATTTATTCTTTCACTTGGATCGACTGGAGGAGCGTTAAATAAATCTTTCCCTAAATATTTATTACCTACTGGTTTTTCTATTTCGTATGAAAGTTTAGATGGTCTAACAAATACAGTGGGAAGACCATCTTCATCGACTTCTGCAATTTGTTTGCGAGAAACAGATCTTGATTGTAATGAGTTTTGTAAAATCGGTTTACTGATGTTTGCAAATCCTCCTAAAGAAACCCCACAGTTAGTACAGAATTTAGAACCTTGGGCATGTTTTGTTCCGCAACTTGAACAGTAAATATTACTCATGGTTATTATATCAATGAATGTTTGTTTTATCTAATCTCTTAAGAGAATGAACGATGTATTTAAGAATTTCACTACGCATAATATCTTCTTCATTGAATTCAAAACAATAAATACCTCTTTCTTCGCTTTCTTTATTATTAAATAAATCATAGATTTTCATAAAACCAGATTTATTTCCAATGTCTGATTGCATAGCGTCTCCACAAATAAACATTTTAGTATTCTCGCCAATACGAGTGAGAAGAGTAATCAATTCCTTGCTGCTATAATTCTGAGATTCATCTGCAATAATAATCTTCTCGTTCCATGTGGCACCTCGTAAAAAGTTGACAGGCAAAGCCTCTATAATACCACTAGTTTCAAGATATTTTGATTGGGACATAGGGATAAGCTCGTCCAACTTATCATACAGCGGTATCATAAAAGGATTAAACTTTTCATCTACAGTTCCAGGCAAAGAGCCTAATCCTCTTTCTCCAGACTCGACTATTGTTCTAATATATTTAATCTCATACTTTGAATTCATATTTAACATATGCAACGCACAATAAACAGCCAAAAACGTTTTAGAACTTCCAGCAGGTCCATTAATAAAAACAATTTTAGTATTTTTATCAAAAGCTATTTGAGCAAAACTTTTTTGCTTGTCTGTTAAATTAAAATTCTTAATTGTTAATTTAGTCGATTTGAAACTATTATTTGCGATAATATCGTTCAGATCGTGTTTTTCTTTTTGAATTTTTTTCTTTTTGATTGACATACTATAAATAAATTTACACTATTATATATGATTTTTCACTGCTTGAGTGTTCCTTATTCTCCTACTAGAAAAGATGTTTCATTATGCGCTTTTGTACAGAAGGTTTATAAATTTTGTGACGAGATGACTAAAAGAGGTCATACTGTTTATCATTATGGCCATGAAAATTCTATTGTTAACTGTACAGAACATATTAATGTTACTAATAATGATATATTAATTAATAGTTATGGCAACTTAAATGATTGGAAGACGAAAGGATTTAATCAAAGCGTTAACACACAAGCGGTTAAAATATTCAATGACAATTGTGTTACAGAATTAAACAAAAGAATAAAATCAAATAATGAATTTATATTATGCTGGTTTGGGTTCGCGCACGAACCATGTGTTAAACACTTTTATGATAAAGCTATAGTAGTAGAACCGAGCATTGGATATGACAGCATGTTTGCTCAGATTAAAATGTTTGAAACGTATAGTCAAATGCATAAAATGCATGGAAATTCTGCAACAAATATTTCTTTAGGAGCCGAATATGTTATTTATCCAGGTTTTGATGAAAATGATTTTGAATATAAATTTCAAAAATCTGATACCGCTTTATTTCTTGGTCGAATTACAGAAGAAAAAGGAGCTAAATTAGCTTATGATATTTGCAATCATATAGGTCAAGATATAATTTTTGCAGGTCCAAACTTATTAAATTTATCTGATACTAAATATTGTAAATTTATAGGATTTGTAGAGCCAAAAGAAAGAAAAAAAATATTAAGTGATGCTAAATTTTTATTTGCACCCTCTTTATTTATGGAGCCTTGTAACTGGACGGTTATAGAAGCTCAATTCTCTGGAACTCCAACAATAACAACTGATTTTGGAGGTTTTACAGAAACAATTGTTCAAGGATCAACTGGATTCAGATGTTTAGATGTGAAATCAATGGTTTATAGCGTTAAAAATATCAATAAAATGATAAATCCTCAAGACTGTTTAAATAATGCTATCTCTAGATTCACTCTTAAACAGCAGTATAATTATTATGAATATATTTTTAAATCATTAATCGCATGACAGCATATACATACGGTGTTTATGATTTATTTCACATAGGTCATGTAAATCTGTTCAAAAAAATAAAACAAAATTGCGATAAACTGATTGTAGGCGTTCATAATGATGAACAAGTAATGTCTTATAAAAACAAACCTATTATATCTTATATAGACAGACTAGAAATCATTAAATGTTGCAAATATGTTGACGAAGTGTATGAAAATGCAGATTTAATTACTACAGATGATTTATTAAATAAATTAAAAGCTGATTGTGTCTTTGCTGGGCGAGAAAAAGAAGATTATATAAAAAAATATTATCAAGTTTCTCAAAATAAATTAATATTATTAGATAGAACCAGCCACATATGCACTTCCGATATAATTAAAAAAATTATTAAATATCAAGGTATTTAACATCTTCTTTAATAAAAAATTTGATAAAATCATTATAAAACAATGTTTTTTCTTTTGGTAAAGAACTTAAATAAGTATCGTCAAAAATATTTATTTTTTTCTCGTTCATATTGTCTAAACTCGTTTTTACCGTCACGTTTTTAAATATTATTTTTAAATTTTCTATTTGAAAATCTATTTTATCGTAATTGTTTTCACCCACATAAAATGTGCATTCTTTTGTATGAATCGTATTTCCAGCTTTTTTTGAGGAGTATTCATCACTATGTTTAGACCAATCACCATATACAGTTGTTAAAAACAAATCTGGTCTGAACATTGTTGTAAATTCTTTGTTTTCTAATACAACCGTTTGTTCTTTAAAAGTTTGGAAACTACATATTTTTTCATGCAGCCATACGACTTGATACATATAATAATTCACATGGCGCTTAACAAATAAAAATAAATCTATTTTATATTTTTTATCTAAACCTGGATATATACTAAGAATATCATTTGAACTCTCCCAATAAAAAAGAATACCTGATTTTTCTATCAATTTGAAGATTTTATCTAAATTGCCATCGCCAATAACAGCAAAATCTATATCATTTGATAAAAATTTTCCATTGTCTCTTGTAGCATTTATTAGAGAACCGCCTATTAAATAACATTTAATATTATCTTCTAATATTATATTTTGAATAAATTTAGCATATTCAACATGTTGAATTCTATTATAAGGCAGAAGATTCATATTTGTTATATCCTATTTTTAACTCAGAGAGATTATTATTAAAAAACTTTTTTTGAAAATTTTGTTTTGCCGTGTGTCTTTGAAAATTACAATAATCAACGTACTGCGCTGTTACTTCATTATTTTTGGCTTTATCAACCGCATCAAAAGTTAACTGATTTGCTTTTATCATATTTTCATATTCTTCAGAGTTAATCATCAAAAACCATTTTTCTGAATCAAACTGAGTTTGTAAATTAACATAACAGTTTGACCAAGCCTCTATTGCCGAATAAGACTTTTGTTTTTTAACTTGTAATATACTTAAATAATCGAAAGCATAAGCTTCATCCACATTTAACGATGTCATAATTTTTTAAATTAACTATTAAATTATCTACAACTTCTTTAACAATTTCAAACCCAATAGTTTTACTGCATTCAAAATTTTTATTTGCAGGACACCATTTCCAATCACCAGAATTAAACTTATAATTAATATTATTAAAACATCCATTGCAAACATTTGAATTGATTATTCTATAAGGAGTATAAAATTCAAAATTAGAACCTACAGAACCATTTATAGAAATTATTTTTTTACCAATTGCCCAAGCTAACCAAGAAAGACCCGAACTCAAACCAATAAAAAATTCGCATCCATTTATAATATCTATTATTTCATCGAAAGAGTTATAACCAGCAAAGTAATTTACGTTAGATGGACATGTGTTCATAAAACCTTGCGCTCCAAAATTAGAATATTTATCAACGCATACGACTTTATAACCTAATTTTTGTAAATAATCTACTGTCTTTACCCATCCACCATCATTATTCCAATATCTAGACTGAGAAGTCGATTGCGTAGCTATACAAACATATTTATTAAAATTTAATTTAAATTTATTTTTAATAGTTATTTTAGTTTTACTTTCGACACAGTCTAAACCAAGAATAGAAAAAGCTATTTCTTGCAACGACTGAAGCCTCCAATCTTTTCTAAAAAAATCTGTTTTTTCTTCTCCAAAACAACCTAAAACATATTGAGCGTAATAATCAATATTATTTATTTCACCATAATCATAAAAATTTATATTAGGATACTCATTAATAAATAAATCTTTTTTTGCAGTGTAGTAATCTATTTTACAATTATGTAATTTTTGAAATTTATCTACAGCAGCCATCCAACAAATTGAATCTCCAAGACTATTTGAATCGTTTATAATTTTTACTGATTTGTTTTTTAAATCTAAATTATAAATATTTTCAACTCCTGATTTTAAATTTGTAACTATAATTTTCCATTTGCAATAATACTTTATTGAACTTTGAGTCCACATATTAGTATTAATATTCGATTCGAAATGCATTACGCCAGTTACATCGTCTATGAATTTAATATTATACGAGATATTTTCATTACCAAGTATTTCTACTTTAGGACTAGGGTCAAAAGAGCAAATTATCATATTTGGCTCTTCATTTAAAGAATAAAAAATTGGAACTCTATTTTTATTAAATTTGTGTAAATTATTTTTTATATATTGCGAAAAATTATCATTTTCAATAAAAACAACATTATCAATATTTTTATATTGATTGTTTATAGTAGTTAAATTTGATACAAAACATTTCATATTCCAAGAAATAGCTTCTTTTAAAGCTATTGGATTCAACTCTTCATGAGATGGCATCACAAATAGATCCATACAAGATATAAATAAATCAACATCAGATCTTTCTCCCCATATCCTACAATTATTTAAATTTTTATTTAAACCGCACTCATCAATATAACACTCATTACCAACAAAATGAAATTGAACATTGTCGTTTACGAATTGATTGGCGACTTCAAAAGTAAATTTTTGATTTTTATTTATACTAAACAAACCTACTTGTAAAACATGCATTTTATCAGGATCAAGACCTAAATATTTTAAAGTTTTCTCTCTATCTGGTCTTATCTTTTTTTCAATATCAATTTCTACTAAAACACTTTTAATATTAGTGTTTTTTGCAATATC